GTGATTTGTCTAAACTGATTGTTATCGCATCCGTCCCTGTTGACAGAAAATTCTGCCACTTACATGATTTAAAATGTATCATACTACCTCTAAGTTTTGAGCCTCAGTATATAGAGTCCTCAGTTCCACTTTCAACTTATCTTTTTCCAAGTCAGTCTCAACTGCTTCTACATAAGAATCAAGAAGGGTCGTAGTATCTTCTAGGGATATTTTCTCGTCCTCGACGCTTTCTCCCAGATACTCTTCAAATGATTCCGCAATTTTTAACTCGTAAGTTTCAATAGATTGTAGTCTATCGACAAACTGGTCAAACATATATAAGTCATTTTTATTTATAACTATTAATTTGATAAACTTTTGTTCAAATTGTTTTACATCAATTTTACTATAATCGGTCTTACTATCATCATATATGACCTTTTTAAACATAGTAATTGGATTACGAACTGGAGTAATTTCCCTAGTTTCAGTATCCAATATATGGAAGTATTTAGGGTCATCTACATCTGCCCATGTAAATTCCATTTGAGAACCCAGATAGGTAACATTGCCCTGGCTAGACCTAGTATGGAAATGACCTGATAGAACCATTTCAAACCTAGAGAATACATCTGCATTCATTCCGTGGGGATTAGGTATACCAGCCATCATTTCAAAGCCTTTTAGTTCTAAGTGAGCTCCAAGGATAGGTGCTTTACAATTCATTGCCCACTTTGTATATTCTTCATAATTACCATTGTTAATCCATGGGATAACTGCAACACCAAGACCGTCATAATCTAGCACTGTTGGTTTCATAATAATATTCACATTGCTTGTAAAGTAACCTAAAAGCTCTTTAAGTGAGCATAGTTCATTAGTATTCTTGAAGTATACATCATGGTTACCAGGAATGATATCCATAGTAATACCCATATCTCTCATAGGTTCTAGGAAGTGTTTACGATTGGCATTAAGAGCCTTAAAGTTAACGAACTTGCGATGTTCATAGTAATCACCAAGGTGCAAGATATTCTTGATATTATGTTCTTTTAAATAAGGAAAGAATATCTCCTCATAAAATCTTTCTTGATATCTTAAAAAAATATCTGATGAGTTTCTTACCCCACAATGGGTGTCGTTTAATATTGCTACTTTCATATATTATAACATAAAGAGTTCTAATTTCTCTTTAGCCTTCTCCTCCTTCGCGAATTTTTTAACTGCTTTATCTTTCTCTTTAACTGTAGAAATACGTTGTCTTAGTGTATCAACATAGTTCATAGTTTCGGCTGCTCCTGCATCGTCCATACCCATAGATACGAAATCATCAATTCCCATCTTTTCAATAAACTTGAACTTGATGTCTTGTTGTTTCTTCTCTTTAGTTATCCTACGAATAAATGCATAGTAACAAATTTGGGTAAAGTAAGAGAATGCATTTGGATTACCAGTTCTAGTTGCTGTTTCAATTCTATAGTTTCCTATAGCCCTTAGACAATTCTCTACAGCGTCCATTACCATTTCCTCTCTATAAGTATATCTTACAAAGTTTGGTCTATGGCTTAAGCCTTCTGCGATTTTAATAAAGCATTTGGCTATGTAATCTGGTACTGTAGGTGAGTCAACTCCCTTCTCCTTATGCATATTACAGTCTTTAACATAATCAACTACAGCGAGTGAGAATTCCTTGTTATTGACGTAATGTGGTTTTTGTTTAGGTTTCATAATTATTTCTCCAATAATAGTATTATTATACTACAGAATCGGTTCAATGTAAAGTCTTTTTTTTAAAATAAATTAATTTCATTTTTTTTCATTTAGCCCCTTTACAAATGCCGAAAAGTGTAGTATAATATATTATCTCCGGGGGAGACAGGGGTATACTATCTTTTTAATGTATTGTAGGTTCGGTATCGGTATCATCTTCTTCTTCATCATAATCATAAGGTGTTTCATCCCTCTGGAGGAGGGATTCCTTTAGGGATTCTATTCTTTTTAGAACTTCATCACTTGAATAAGGTTGTTCCTCATCCATGATGTATTTAATGTAAGCTTCTTCAAAGTCCTTAGCTATAGGAACATGCTGGATGCATCTATTTTTATATAGTTTAAAGATGTTTTGTTTAGAGAGTGGAAACCAGTGGCTGAATACCAGTCGGCCGTACATATCATGACCTATTGATACAGGCCTTTCAATGATATAATGACCATCATATCTAGTATTCATTACGGCAATAATATCATCACCATTTAATAATTTAAACTGTCTTATTTCCATACTTATATATTTATATCGTATATTTTATACTTAAATTTCTCTTTAGCATATATCTTAATGCGCTCTGCCGCATGAACCAAGGTGTAGTTCTTCTTAGATTTCCAATGTAAATCATCTGCTATATCATATACAGTAGTTGGTTTACCATCATCTGTCTTTCTTAATCCTCTTCCGATACTTTGGAGAACCCTAATTTGAGACTTACTTGGTGAAGCAAATATAATGTTGTGTAGATTACGAATATTAACCCCAGTAGAAAAAGTGCCCATAGAGGCGACAATAATCGCGTCACTGGATTTCTCTGTAATCTCTCGTACTTTCTCCCTCGTATCCACGTCGGTCTCTCCTGATACATAAAATAATCTCCTAGTATTTCTTGGTAGTTCATCAAACTTTTCTTGTAAAAGGTTATGTAGAGGTTTTCCGTGTTTGTCGACATATTGGAATAATATGAGTGTGGCACCGACATTTCCTAATGCAAGATTTGCGATAAAGTTGTTTCTCGGACCATATTGTACTATAAAGTCCATCTCTTGTTGATAAGAATTCTTTGATACTTCTTTGCAGAATTCATCTTTATATTTTAATAGAAGTATATTAATATCTAACTGGGCTAAGTCGTTGTTATCCATTAACTTCTTAGTAGTTGTTACTTTATGTACAGGACCAAATAAACCCTCTAATACTAACTGATGAGTTTGGGTACCATCTAGTGTTCCTGTAGTGCCTATCCTAAATTTGGCCTCGGTGCATTTTTCCAATATAGCAGTGAGAGACTTAGCCTTAAATGCATGTGCCTCATCACCAATAACCATACCATAAGGCTGAAACCATTCTGACCTTTCCTTATAGATGGATTGCCATGTGGTGATTACTACTCTATTGGCAATATTATATTTCTCTTTACCTGCATATATTTTATGGCAATTCTCTTCTACATTCCATTCATCTTGGTTAGAATAATCAGCAAAGTCTGAATACATTTGTTCTACCAAAGATGTGGTTGGTACTATAAGTAAGACATTACCATCATGACTATCAAGGAAAGCTCGTATGGCCATGTAGATAATAAGTGATTTACCACTTGCAGTGGGTGATAGTAACAGTGACTTTTTATTAGATAATGCATGGTGTAATGCCTCCAGTTGATAATCTCTAGGTTTTATTTTATTTCCACCTGCAGTTAAAGTCAACATATCTAAGATGTGTTCTAAATCTACGGGTTCAAAGGTGTCTGGTCTTCCATAATTACTTGACTCTACCTCAACCGTATAATCTCTTGCATCTGCAAATTCTTGTAGATACTTAAACAGACCACAATAGAGAGTTCTTTTCCTCATATCAAGTAATCTAATCTTACCATCCCATATTCTATTCTTATATGCGGGCATGAATTTATAACCAGGAACAAAGAAACAGAAGTGCTCTGTTAATTCCATTAGAATACCAGGGTCAGCATCTATTTGGAGAAAGCTTTCATTTCTCTTTGTTACTTTAATTTTGTCCATTTAACCTTTCCAAAAGCCATTGTATAAGAGTATTTATTAGTCCTTAAAACGATACCATCAAAGGACTTAACCTTCTCTTTAGTGTTTTCTTCTATCCATTTCTTTAATTGGGTGAGAGAATTCCAAGACTTCTTTTCTATATATTCCATTACATACCAGAAGTGAATTTATGCCAATCAATTGCATTTCTAATAGATTGGTGACGCCACTTGATGTTTTCCATTATTTCTTTAAGAGTATCAACCATCTCTTGCTGATAGTGTTGTTTGGCCTGATGAGCCTGAATGAGAGGGTCTGAATCGTACCATTTATCCATATCTCCCTTTAATACTGTAAGACCATTAAGTGGGTCATAAGACCAACCTTTATCGTCCATTTCTTCTTGTGTTAGTTTACCATTATAGTGCATAAACTTCTCTTTCAGTAAGACTTTAAAATCCAAGTCCAACTTCTTTAGTTTTAGTTTATTTACAGTATATAGTTCTAAATACTTCGAATGAAGTTTGGCTGATTCACGGGATGCATTACCTAAATCCATCTCATCTATAGTGGAATCTTTTTTCCACATTTCAATTATTTGTTCTAAACTGTTCATAATATTCTCCAAGTATACTGTTAGATTATTCTATTATACTACAAAATAACCTAAATGTAAACCATTATTTAAATTCAAAGGTTGAGTAAGCAAATGTTACTGTCGCCTGTAGATATTCTACTTCTGTTCCTTGAGTGTCGAATGCAAGTTCTGTTATTGCAATAGGGAATACATCAGAAAAATGTATTCTTTTTGTTACGTTTGAATGTGAATTAAGTACTAGTAGTTCTGCGTCTTCAGACTGGTCTTCTTTCTCATTAACTATACGATGCATCCAATTAAACATCTCTAAGTAGTTTTCCATATCTTCTGTTACATTAAATGTAATAGATAGGTCACCAAAATTAATTCTATCACCCGTAAAGGCAATGTTGGCTCCTCTATATGGCAGAGGACTTTCTGCAATTGCCATATCAGGTAAAGATACACCAGTACAGAAATATTCTGAATTAGAAAATTTGTTCTTGTCTATAGAAAATTGAAAACCTATAGGACTTAAAAAGTTTTTATTAGTAGTTGTCATATTAGTATTTATACCTTTTATTTACTTACTATATTATTTATACGCAAAAAAAGAGAGCCCCGAAGGACTCTCTTAAATACTTTATTACTAAAGATTAGTCGACCATAATGTCGTCTACTCTGAAGATTCTGAAGTATGGGTTAGCTCTGTCAGCACCAGTGCCGTCAGCGCCTACGAATGGATTAGTAACCATACCGTATCTAGTTTTGAACCCGATACGTGGTTGGAAATCACTTTCGCCAATTGCCTTAACCATAGTTAATGGTACGTAAGGACAGTAGAACATACCCGCATCATACGGATTTGAACCTCTGTAACCTACTAAAGCAAAGTCTGCAGTTGCATATGGGTCTACATATACTTTTAGTCTTCCGTTAAGAACACCAGCAAAAGTATTACCTGTATCATCTACTTGTAATCCAGTAGATAGAGCAGGACTATAGTCCATTACACCAGCAGCCGCTAGAGCTGAAGCAACGTCTGAAGAACAGATAACAAAGTTACCTTTGCCTCTTCTAGTTTGCTTAGCAATAAGGTTTGCTTCTCTTTCGAGTTGCATGATAAGTCCTTTGAACTTCTCAACCATCCAACGTCCGTCTGAGTCTGTAGCAACATCAAAAGCACCTTTCAATGCTACTGAAGTTTGTTGTGCACCCAACTTAGCTTTAGCCATAATAGTTCTAATCATCTCTCTGTTGATTTCCGCAAGGATTTCAGTAGAAAGAATATTAGCTAATTCAGCTTCTGCATCTAGACCATGAATTGCTTTAAGGTCTTGAGCTAGTTCCATTGTGTACTCAGCTTTAAGAGCTCTTGACTTAGCAGTTACTGTTGATTTCTCAATAGTGAAAGCCATTTCTCCGAACCCAGCTCCTGTTAGAGCTTCAGCTTGAGCTGTAGTCTTACCAGAACCAGATGTAATTACTGTATCAGCTAGGTTATCACCTAGGACACCATCATTACCTGAACCGTCTGTTTCGCCTTCAAGACCAGTAGGTCCAGCAGCGTGAGTACCAGTACCAGAAAAGTCAGTATCGGCTTCGTCAAAGAAAGCTTCCGCTCCGCCTTGAGTACCATACTTAGCTTTCATAGCAAAGATAAGACCAGTAGGACCAGTCATTGGTTGTACACCAGCAACATCATAAGCAATAAGATTTGGCATAGCTCTTCTTACGAGAGAGATAAGTACCGGATCAAATCCTTTAATATTACCAGCTGTGGCTCCCATACCAGCACCGACTACGTTAGCCGCTTCTGAGATATAGTTACCTTGCATTTGAGCTGCTTCTTCTGCAAGAGCAACTTCCTGATTTTCTAACAATCTAGCTGTAACAGCTTTCTTGTATTTATCCTGAATACCTGGAGCACTTTCGTGATCTAGTACAGGACCCCATTTTTCCATGAGTTGTGAGTCTGCATTAAACATTTTTTAGTTTCCCCTAATTTGTTTTATGAATAGTTTTTACTAATAGCTTGTGTGTATCTAGCCATTGAATCCGAAACATCAGCAGTTTCTACTGAGTCATTTCCAATGAGACTTTTTACTTCATCAGCCTTCTCATTAACTTCTTTTGTGAAGTATGATTCTTTAACAGTTTTAACTTTCATTTCAAAAGTTTCTTTGTTATCGAAATCAATATCTTCAACCAAAGATGCTAACTTCTCAGCTTCAGTTTCAGCTAAACCTAAAGAATTTTCTCTGATTACATTTGCTCTTTCAAGTTCTTGAACGGACTCATGTAGTCTGATATTATCTTCTGTTGATTTATTAAGGTTCCCTTCTAGTTCAGCTACTTGCTCTGATAAATCATCAACAAGGTCTACTTTACCTTCTGGAACATCAATGTAATGTTCTGTGAACACTTTTTGAAGTGAAGACATAAACTCTTCAGCAATTTCAGTCCTAAGACCATTAACTACTGAGACTTCATTTTCCTTCATCCAATTTTCAACAACGTATGAAAGGTAAGAATCTACCTTCTCTACTAGCTGTGATTGAACTTGAGAAACTTCTTCTTCAAGATTTTGCACGTATTCGGCTTCTAATCTTTCAACTTCTTCTGTCAACTTAGATGTTAATACTGCTTCGAAGATAGCTCCGGCCTTTCCTCTGAATCCTTCAGAAAGGGTTGCTTCTTCTAGTACTAGTGCATCTAGGTCTTCATCAAAATCAATTGATTCAACTTTTGCTTTAACCTTAGGCTCATCTTTCGTTTTACCTTTGACTGCAGCAATTGCTTTGCCAACGGAGCCATCATCTTCGGCCTCGTCAACTTTTGCCATTTTTGCGTAAAGTTTTTGTGCATCTTCTTTACGTGCTTTCTTCAACATTTCTACTGCGGCTTGAATAACACCTGCTTTAGTTTTAGGAACAGAAAGTTCTGGAGCGGCTTCTTTAACCTCATCCTCTTCTTCCTCTTCTTCTTCTTTTACATCTTCATCTTCCGATTCAGATTTAGCAGCTGCCTTCTCTTCAAGAGATTCCTCGTCTAAATTCTCATTTTCAACGAGCTCTTCTTCTTGAGTAAGCTCTTCACTAGCAATGTCTTCAACAAGCTCTTCTACTTTATTGTCGATTGACATAACATTCTCCTATATTTTAGAGTTTAGTTTAGAGAGGAAATTCTTAAAAGCTCTGATTTCTACGTCCGCAGAATTCATATTTTTAGCTTCTTTTATTTCAGTCTCAATTTCTTCAATTTCTTGTGCCACAAGGATACCATTATTCCAAACCCAATCTACGCCTTCCATGATGCCATCTACGAAAGCACCAGGCGCTGAAGGGTCTTGAACAATGTCAACGGTTGCAAGCATAAAATCCTTGCCAACATGTTGTGTACCATTCTTCTGTACAAGAGTTCCCATACCACGACTTGAAACACCAAGCTTAACACCACCCTCTAATAATCCTTCAACTATTTTTCCCATAGGGGTTTTAAGTATTGATGCTTTTCCCACAACGTCATCTCCCTCCCAGCGGAGTTCAGTGATTTTGTGTGAAACTTTATCAAGATTGATAGTTGGTCCGTCTGGGTGATTTAATTCACCAACGGCTCTACCAGTCTTTACTTGTTCTTTTACATACTTATTAACAGCCGACTCTAATACGGTCTTGTCATAAGTTCTTTTGTTTCTATTCTCTCTATTGGCCTGCATGAAAACACCTTCAATAACATATCCTTTCGAACCGTCTTTACGTGCTTCTTGTATGACCTCAAGGTCTGTTTCTAAATATTCGGCTATAAGCTTCATTCTAGCTCTTCTCCCATCAGCTTAATAAAATCATTAGCTGATTTTTCTGCATCCTTTGCATTTCTAAAGTTATCATCTAGTTTTTCATTATCTACATAGACAGCAAACTTGTTGCCCTTCTTAGCGATAACTATATCTAGTGATTTTCTTTTGCCGCCTTTATAAGCCTTCACCTGTTTCTCGCCAGGGGCTAACTTAGCAACTTTTTCTCTTAGCTCTACAAAAGAAAGCATTTATTTATTCCTTATCGGTATCATCTACGACTCTATCTTGTAAAGATGATGCTACTTCAATCTTCTTAGCATCTATAGCCGCGGATAATTTATCTGCCATAATACCATTAAATGCATTATTAGCAGAAACATTGTCGCCATTTTTCAAATTATCAATTAAATTATCAATTGTCATTTTATATTTTCCTTGTTTATATATTTATAAAAAAAAGTATTTCAAGAACTAGAAATCATCTTCATCTGACTTATGCATACCTGCTGCAACTTCAGCTTTAATCTGGTCTTCCATTTCTTTCTTCGCTTCATCATCCAGTTTTAGAATATTCTTAGCAGCCCACTCATGTGAGATATACTTACCAATATACTCTTCTACTGAACTTAACATATCAAATCTTTCTTTCCATATCTCAGCTTCTTTCAATTCTGAGAAATAGTTATCTTCGATATAGTTAAACTGTATCTGTTCTTTCCACTCGTCCCAATCTTGTTTAGTAATAATACCTTTTAACAATAATTGAGTTCTTAGAGTTTGTCTAAACAAATCACTAAATCTCTTTCTAAGTCTATCAATAAACTTCTTAAACTTAACTTCATCCCTAGAGATTTCGGTACTTCTACCTAAAGCAAAGTTAGATTCTTGTTCCAATCTATCTACTGGAACATTAAGAGATTTGTATAATTTCTTCTGGAAATATAAGATATCATCTATCTGCCCAAGATTTTCTCCACCAGGCAATGTAGTAATCTCTGTTCCTCTACCGCCTTCTCTTCTTGGTAAGAAAAAGTCCTCTAACATGGACATATGCTTCTTATCATCTTTAATATTACCAGTCTTAGCATCATATACCATTTTATTTCTATATTGGCCCATGATGTTCTTTAAGTACTCTTCAGCCTTACCCTTAGGTAAGTTACCAACATCAATATAAAAGATTCTTCTCTCTGGCGCTCTACTTATTCTATAGATAACCAATGAATCTTCCATCATTCTTAGTTGATTAACAGGTTTAATTGCTTTCTGTAAGTAACTTAATATTCTTCTTCTACTTGCATCTAATACACCTGATGTGCAATAGATAACTGAATCTGGGTGAATTTTAATTCCTTGATTAGACTTGCCCATAGCAACATCTTGGAATAGGAAATATTCACTTTCCTTTTTAATAACATTAGCCCCAGTTTTAGGGTCTTTCTCTTCTTCAACCTCTTTAATCTTTCTAAGTTTAGTTGGGTCAATGTAACGTAATTCTTTGATACCATTCTTTGGATTCTTATCATCAATAATAACGTGATAAGGTAATCTACCATCTACATACCATCTACGGAAGATATCATGTCCGTAACTGTTAAAATTATACATAGCAAGAATATTATTAAATTCCTCTTGCATAATTTCTTTAACTTTATCTGAAGCCTTTACTTCATCTAATACTAATCTTACTGGAGTATCATCGTGACCTCCAACAATTGCCTCATTCATAATATCTTCAATAGCTGCATCACACTCTGGTTGAGTAGATACATCACGATATTTAAAAATAAGTTCTATTTCATTCTTTGCTTTATCACCATCTAGGTCAAGATATGCGCCAAAGTGGCCTCCTGCCTGAATAACACCAGCACCGTCTTCATCTGTATTTGGAACGAAAGAAGGACGTACGGGCTCAAGAGCCGCTTTCTTCCTATTAATTTCGAATCCGAAAAAATCTGCCATAATTTATCCCTTAAATATTATCGGGAGGGGAAGTTTATTTCCCCTCCTTCTAATATTATTTATACTAGTTCTAGCTAGTAGTATTTGACTCCCAGTAATTAACCTGAAGTTCTACTGTAAACTCTTCGATTGTATTCTCATTTTCATAAGAAAGGTCGATAGCTCCAATATTCGTTGGGAAAGTTCCTCTAAAGTCATATCTCTTAACAGAGTTTCCTTCTTTGTCGAGTTGCTCAACAATCATATCTGCCATATAATCATTAGGGTTAGCTATTCCAACGTTAGCTTCGTGTTGGTTAATTCCATTAGACCATCTTTCAAATGCGTTTCTTACCTTAAAGTCTGTATCGTTAATTACAGTAATTGTCCAAGGTTCAAATGTTCTGTCACCAGCCATTATCAATTTTCTACCCCTAAATGGAATTTCCACTGGTGATAGAATTGAAGCAGGTAGCTGAGCAGCTTTACATAAGAAAGAAGTAAGTTCAACATCACCTTCAGCATATCCAGGGAAGTTACAAGTTACCTTGAACATATTCGCCCTAGCGCCACCGCCGGTTAGTCTTGATTTAAAATCATCAATTCCTAAAATTGCCATGTCTTTCTCCTATTATTGTCCAGCTACTTCGGAGAATTCAACTCCGGTTCTGGTTGCTACAAAATTCAATGTAATAAAGTTAATAGACCTAGTAGGCTTCACATAGATGTCTGCCACAAATTTATTACCATCTACTATTGATGGAGTATTATTTGTTTCATCACATACTACTTTAAAGTCTGTTACGCCTCTTCTTCCCTTTACATCCCTCATAAATGGTTCTACTAAGTTTCTAAACTGAGCTCTAGTAAATTCATCGTTGAATTCAAATAGTTGTGCTTTAGCAGCAGTACTAATTGATTTCTCTAATACGATAAATAATCTTCTTACATTGATTCTATCGAATGCTGAAGCTCTAGATGCCAAAGTTTTATCTCCAAATAGTACTGTACCCTGACCAGGTAATGATACTATAGGATTTACTTTACCTATATAAAGTGAATCTCTTTGTGCCGCAGTTGGGTTATATGCTAACTTAGTAATACCTCTTAGTTGGCCACGATTTACACCAGCTGGTGAGAACCATGCATCTGCAACTTGGTCTGTATTAACTGCAAGACCTGCAACTAAACCAGAAGCACCAATCCATTCATACTGGTCATGGTATTTATTATAAACATATACTGCACCACCATCAAGTGTTGCATATGAAGAGTTAGTTAAACTATCCTTATATGCTAATACATTAGTTACAGCTGTTGCTGAAGTCTGACCTTTAGTATCTGCTACTGGAGGTGAGATGAAAGCCATACAATCTTTTCTGGCTTCACAAACACTGATTAGTTTTTCACCAATAGTATCTTCTCCATTTGCATCTGGTGTAGTAAAGAGTAATGATACATCAACTGTATCTACATCTTGGAATAAGCCAAGACCAGCAGTAATCTCTGTCTTAGTCACAGCTGTACCATCTGAACCACCTGTAAGTGAATCTGCTAATACAGAATCTGATGTTGTAAATTTATTTGCTGGAGATGTTCCATCAGCCTTTGCTTCAGCAACTGTCTTACCAGATTTAGTGTGTTCAGCTGCTTTAGCACCGAACCAAATCCACTGAGACTCTCTGTTAATTACTTCTTTATAATATAATGAAGAACCATTTACATCTACTGCATCTGAAGCTTGTGATAAGAAACCGAAAGTTTCTACTACTTGTCCTGCAGTTCCTGTAATTAAACCATCTTCATCAACTACAACAACGTGTAGTTCATCTGCAACTGCTGCAGCATTTTGACTTACTGCATAGTCTGAAGTAGCCGGAGCTCCTTCAAATAGACCTTTATAAGCAGTAAATGCAGAATCAGTATATGCTGTACTATTAGATACTACAAATACCTTTAGACTATTACCTAAAACACCAGGGTACTTGGCATGCCAATCTCCTACTAGTGTTGAAGCTAAATAATCATCTTCATTATCAATGCGCTGTGCAGTACCTCCAGTACTTACAGCGTTTCTTGCGTCGCTATTAGCGACTCTAATTACTTTTAATGCGTTTCCATACTTTAAGAATGATGCCGCGGTTAAAAAGTGATTAGCGTTTGCTGGGGTTGGTGTAGAAAAGATACTTGCCATTTCATCTTCCGAAGAAACGAGTGTTATCTTATTTACAGGACCCCAATTATATTCTCCCACAAATCCACCAATGGATGATGAAACTGCTGGGACAACATTCGTTGCGTCAATTTCTTTGAACTGAACGCCGGGTGAGACTTGAAATGCCATCGCTTTATCCTCTCAATTTGAGTTAGTTAATAAGTTGTTCATAATAAGAATTTTCACTACTATTATTTATAAATAACAGTATCCTAGTGGTCATTAGTATCATTACGCTCAGTAACATTGCTCAACATGAATTGTCTATTAGGATTAATTGCTACCTTGAATTTACTTAGTAATATTCTATTTACCAACATTTCAGATGCAGTATCTTTAAGAGTTAGTCCTAATTCAACTTTATATTTTTTATTATTAAAGATTAGATTATGTTCAATGATTGGTCTTACATCAAAAGGTTTTGCACCTCTTCTTGGTTCCGAAACACCTATTACTTCACTTCTAAACTTCTTCCCATTTTTGACCCAATCTACATAATCGCCGTCAGCATCAAGCTTATCAACGTGTAACATAGTTGCCGATGCAGAGTTACCTGTATCGAATTTAGCACGAATAGGGTCATTTTCCATGCCTTCCAATGTGACTGTTTCAATGAATCCAGCCTCTTGTCTCATAATAGGTCTTCTGTTTAAATCACTTGAAAAGAAATCTATAATCAGAGATACCATATCTTTATCTGTTTTCTTACCTATAGAAGAACCAGTCTTAGTATTATATGCATTAAAGTGTGACCTAATGCCAGGTGAACCATTTACTTCTAATATATAATAATTATCTTTTACTTTACAATGGTCAACGCCACAATACCAAGCACCTGTTGCTCTAGCTGCGGCTACTACTAATTCTTTTTCTTCATTAGATAGTGTGTATGGCCTTGTTTTTGCACCTAAATGTACATTGTTTCTAAATTCACTATTATCTTCTTCTCTTATTCTTTCTGCAGCACCTATAATATTACCACCTACAACGAGAGTCCTAACATCAGATTTAATATCTAAGAATTCTTGTAAGAGTAAGTCAGCTTCATATTTCCATAGTGATTGTGCAACAGATACTAGTGAACCCATATCATTTACTTTAGATACTCCAACACCTTGTGTTCCAGTTAAAGTTTTAATGATTGTGGGAAACTTACCACCTATTCTCTTATGAGCATCTTCAATAGACTTCACATTATTAAGAATAGAAGTCTTTGGAGTGGGTAAGTTATTTCTTTCCAATAATAAGGTATTGGTCATTTTATTATCACAAGCCAACATTGATTCTAAATCATTAACCAAGAAGAAACCAATACTCTGTAATGAAGATACAATTGCTTGAGCAGATAGACTTTCCAATGCACCTGCTCTAACAAAGATAATAGTATTATGTGTTTCTAGTTCTATAGAATTATCTTTACCATCAGCATTCTGGATAGTCACACTTCCGATTTCTACGTCATTTTGTGATATCCAAGCTTCATCAACATAAATTGAATCAAATGCAATCTTCTTCGCGTTACATACTTCTTCTGCAATCTCTGCAAAAGTACCTTCGCCAGATTCTTTCTTACCCAATACGGCAACGTGTAGATTATCCTGCTCTATAGGCTCTTCAAAGTCTTCTACTATAAAGTAATCATTAAAATTTTTCATTAGTATTGGTGCCCCTTCCATTTTTGTTCGAACCATACATTTCCTTCTCCGTCACCTACCCCTGGGGTAGCAGTCTCTTCTCCGTCATCAATAAAACCGAAGGGAATCATATCGTCCTGAATTTCTGCTAATCTTTCTTTATATAGCATGTTCTTTATATCTATATCTGTTATACCATTGAACACATCGGTAGATGTAAACCAAGCAAACATAACCAAATTCATCATTAAATCATCATGGTTAGGTGCAATGGCTTGATAACTACTACCCTTAGAAACAAATGTACTCATTTCTATAATTGTTTGTGCATCGTGTATAATTAACTTTTTCTGTTCTATTAAATCTTTTACTGTTGAACACCCAATACGTTTTACTCTTCTGGTCATTGTAGCACCAATTGCATTTGCCTTTAAAGAGGATTCAACAAACATATGTTCGTATTCTAAATCATAATATAATCCATTACATACAACAGCACCTTGGTCATTACTTTCTATAACAACATATGCTTCATTATACATATTGGCATATTTATAAATCATATCAGGCATTAACATCGGAGATATATTATTATCTCTAAATATAGCCACCTGCTCAAAAGTTTCAGTTGATACATCTATAATAGTAAAGGTAGAATAATCTTGCCCTCGCCCTTTACAAACATCTACTGTCATGATATAATTATGAGTTGGTACTGGCTCTTTGTAAATAAATATATTTTCTCTATATTTAATTGGGTCTATAGCTACTTGACTTAACAGATGATTTGCATCTATAAGAGTATTACCACGACCATGAAAAGTATTACCAAACTCTTGTTCGAACTGTAATGCAGAAGTATTACTAATGGTTTCTGCCTTCCACTTCTCATCTCTCCCTGGAACGTCCCACCAATCTACTCTAAACGGTTTATACTCATTCGTTCCCTGAGAAGCTCCTTCCCAAATTTTATGGTATACATTACCAATACCATTAGCAGTAGAAGTAATAATCACTTTAGTATCTTTACCAGATGATACAACAGGATAAGTTGATGTATAGAATTGAGCATCATTCTCTACAAAAGCAAACTCATCTAAAAAGAGTAAGTTAATAGAAAGACCACGAATGGAAGAACCACTAGTAGCCGCAGCCATAATCTTAGAATTATTACTAAACTCTATTGAACCCTTATTCAATGCTTTACAGCCAGGTTGTAAAAAGAAAGGTAAGTTCTCTAACATTAGAGTCACCCTCGCCAACATCTCCCTTGCCGTAGCACCCTTATTTGCAAGTACTGCAATAGTTTTCTCTGGATGAAAACATGCATACCATAGTAAATAAGCAACAGATGAGATAGATTTACCACTCTGTCTACATGCTAATACTATACTAAATCTATTATTATTAAAGTGCCCAAACATCTTTTCTTGGTAATCATATAAATCAAAGGGTACTAAACCTTCATCTAATGATATAACTTTAAGATATTTACGAGCAAAGTATGCAGGATTTTGCATACATTTGGCATATTCAAGCACTTCATCTTTCGTGAATTGAGTTTCTACTCCATCACGCTTTACTGAAGGGTTACCTAAATAACCAAACTCGTTATTCTTTATTCTCTGCATCAATCACTCTATCTCTATCAAGTAACATTTTCTGTAAATCTGTAGTACTACCCACAAACATATTATTATTGGTTACTCTCTTAGCTTCATCATCTTTCTTTTCATCTTTTAAATCTTTCTTGGCTTTCTGTAGTGCCATTAACTTTTCAGTAGTATCACTAATATCTTTTATAGACTTAGATAATACCTCAAATGCCCTAGGATGCTCAGACTCTCTTGCAAGTTCTGCAAGTATATCTAAAGACTTAGTACCAGTGGCAATTAAATCTCTATATGTATCACGGGAGAATTCATAATCATCTTTGATATCTTTCTCTTCTTCTGGTATCGCTGGAACATTTACCTTAGTTTTAGTCGGTAAATTTTTTTCCAAAGACGCGTTCAATTTATCTCTTTTATCCATATTAATCTTGTGCTGGAGTTTCATCTATGGTAGTAGTTACAGTAAAGTCATCTGCTGTATCTGTGCTACCTACTGTGAAGTCCATCTCCTCAAATCTATTAGTGTTATCTGTTCCACCAAATTTTTCGAAATCTATATTTACTTCACGGATAATATTAGCATTATCATTAGTTGGTCCGTAAAACTTCATCTTCATTGTAAAATCTAGTTGATATACAAGAACTCTACGAGAAATAAAATCACCCTCATATTCATCTTGGATATCTGCATTAGTAAGTACTATAGGGACATCTTGTTTAAAATCAAAGCCATCTACTGGTTTGATTGTTACTGTATAATCTGGTTGGAAATATGGAAGTATTTGTTCCATAATTTGTAAACCATCATCTTGATTCTTGGCTAAAATATAGAGTGACATACCTATATTATAGTTTGTATAGAAGCTTATTTTCTTTTTCTTAGTTACATCACTACCATGTGATTCAACTATACTACTTAACTTATTTAATTTTGATGCAGAGTCTTGTGCTAAAGATGTAATTTCAAATGCCATTCTGGGTAATTTTAGAGCAATTGATGCATCAATATTAGTATCTTGGTCTAATCTAGCCAAAAACTTTTGTTTTGGTCCATATGCAAGTGGAACCTTTTGTTGACTTAAAATACCACCAGAACCATCTTTACGAACTACTGATATATTATTAAAAAGAGTACCAAATACTGCAACTGATTTTCTTAGAGTTGCGTGGTAAAAATGATTTCCAAACATTAATAAGTCTCCGATGGGTCACCGAATGGATTAGACTCGGTAAAGTCTATGAAATTATCACCAATAGTTTCGAATGCTACGTTCTGAGATGCCCCATCATTTGCAAATACATTACTAGTATCATTGTCTCCAATATCATAAACCTTAGTAATAATGCAGGTACTACCACTAGTACCTCCAATTAGCGGTTTACTAGCGGACGCTACGAACTGCCTATACGATTCTGAGCCAGAGACCCCTATACCTGATACTGATATACTTCCTGCAATATCTGATGTCTTAGTAAGAGTTTGTACTTCACCAAAGATTTTTACTGCAGGAGTATCACCATCTGCTGGAACCAATTCTTGCGTTACTATCTCTGATTTTTCAAAATGATTACCACCTGTAACTGTTAAGTCGATGGCGATCTGATATGCTTCTGCACCAGTAGTATCATCTATTACACCAATCCCTGTTTCAAATTCTTCATCAGAATACTCAAAGAGAGCACATGTAAGTTTATAAACAGGTAAGTTAGATAATTGGTAAAACGGCTTATCATCTTCCACATGAGATATTTCAAAGAAAGAATTGGTCATAGGTAAGAAGAGTAAATCACCTTCTTGTGGCTTTAACTGTATCTCATGTAAACCTACTGAATGATTCCAAGACTTTCTTGATATAACAAAGGATGCTTCATCACGAATTTCTAATCCAAACTTAGAGTATAAGTCACCAGTTCCCTCAAAGCCTTCTACATTCTCAATGTATGCTTCTACTAAATATGCATCATCAAATCTTGATGAAGGGTCTTCGTTTAGAATATCATCACGGTTTACTAAGGTTCTAGGTATATAATATACATCTTGACCAAAGATTTTTAGTGATTCAATTACCAAATCCTCATAGAGGTTTTGTTCTGAACGAACTGCTTGACTAAAATATACGTTACGTGGCATGTATTATCCCATATAGAAATCGATTGGCTGTTCCCAATTCAATCGGACTTCTTCTTCTAATTTTTCTATCTCTGCTAAAGCATCATCAAATAATTGACGACCATTAAACTGAACCCCACCTGGCATTTGCATACCTTCGAATTTAAGTAAATTAGACCCCCACTGCTTCTTAATAATCGCAGTTAGATATTTTTTAAGGTAATGGTCATTATAGATATCTGTAAATGTTTCTGGGTCTATAATACGATATGCTTCTACCACTAGATAATTATCTATAACTACTTCTTCTCCCCACTTCATATCAACTCTTAATTGATTTCTATGTCTATCAAAAGAAGTAAATTTATTTTCTGAATCAATAACTAAATCTAATGTTGAAAGATATTGTTGAGCCATAGAGTATTCTAATAGAGAACCCATATAACCTAAACTAAACATATCATTTAAATGCATCTGATACTTAATATCAAATAAGTTATTACTTGTAAATGCGTCATTAATAGGGAATAATCTAATTACATCTGTTACTGCATCAGGAATAGGAATATATTCATTTTCCATATCACCCTTTACAATACTAGATATAATAGCTGTTGCTGCAGTATTAGTACCTGTTATGACTTCGTTTAATTGAAAGGGTATTTCATCATCATGGGTAAGTACTGTATAGACTATATAGTTTGCTGCAGTATCTTTATGAACTACTGCAGTAGCGCCTGATGTACTTCCCGTAATAGTTTCGCCTTCTTGAAAATTCCCACCTACTGCAGCATGTAAGTTTAATTTACTACCAGTGATTTTATGTTTCAAAAATACCTTTTCAATTGCATCTGTATGATAGTGTTGATAAAACTGTAAAGCCTCATCTACTCTATCTTCCAGTTGGTCATCATCTACATTTATCTCTATTACTGGTGCACCCAACGCACGTAGACAATAATCTTTTAATGTTTCTCTACTGTTAGGTTTAGCCATTTTTAGTCTCCGCTTTCTTCTTCTGCCCAAGGCATATCTGCTTCAACAACAGGTGATATAGCTTCATCAATTTGTTTTTGAATTTGTGCATTAATATGAGCTTCGTATGAACCCCCATCATTTGCTACTGCCTTAATCCATGTTAATACCTTTGCCTCTGTTAAATCTGCAAATGCAACAAATGGATCTGCTTCAGCTGATGTAAATGGTGTAGCGCCTGAGAATACTCCTACATTATCATCTTCATCTGTACCAGTTTTTGTCCAATATGTTTGAACAACAGCATCTGTATTACTGCCTTCAGTTTTCTTTTTTAATCCTGTAACTGCCCAGGTATATGTAATTGCCATTATGTGTCCTCCTTCAAGGTGTTTATATTACTATACTATTTATAAGTATTTATTTTTAAGTTGTTCTTATCTTTTAAAATACTGCATTGTATGCATCTTGTACTAGTTGTAATTTACTTGAAACATCTGCTCCTGCAACTAAGATGTCCTGTGAACCATCACTATAATCTACTTGCATGGTAGCAGGTGTTTCAGTCGGCTCTGTTCTATCAGGGTGCCATGCTATATGTGTTACTGTCTTACTTGACATTTTTTATTTCCTCTATTTCTTGTTTCAAGTCTTTTACTTGTTGTGTTAATTCTTTTACTGCCTCAACAAGAAGTGCAGTAGCATTTCCATACTTCACTCCGTATTG